CAGGAGCGTCTGCTGCTTCTCCTGCTCTATGGCACCGGCTGCAGGCCTGCTGAGGCGTATGCTCTTACAAAGTCGGATTTTGACTTCCGTGCCGGAACCGTTTTTATAAATAAAGCTGTCCAGTATTCCGGGAACCTTCCCGTTTCGGTTTCGTATCCGAAGACCGACTCCTCAATCCGCCATGTGATCGTCTCTGATGGCGTTATGCGGTCCTTAAAGCATTTAGTCGATAAAATGCCCCACGACAATGTTTTGGGCGGCAATACGGGCGAAATTATGCATAAGTGTCAATACGGGACTATATTCAAGCATATACTTCAAAAGTCCGGCTTGTCCGGCTCCGGTATCACGCAGTATACCTTCCGCCATAATTTCTGCACCGAGTGCAAATATAACGGGTTATCCATGAAAGAAACGCAGCATCAAATGGGGCACAAAGATTATAAAATGATCCTGCAGGTCTATGAGCATATAGATAGTTTAAAAGAAAATACCCGGGAAAAAATGTCAAATATGGTTATGTAAAAAGGGCCGCCTTCTGGCGGTCTTTTTTGTGCTACTTTTTGTGCAACTTCTGGATAAAAAATAGCCCTTGTGCAACTCATGTGCAACTCCTAAAACTGTTAAAATCTGCTTAAATCTGTCTAAAACTGCAAATAAAAAAAATCCCCGAAAGCCTTTAGATTTCTAAAGTTTCGGGGGTTTTTCTTCTCTTGAGCCACAGGAGATTCGAACTCCTGACAACTTGATTAAAAGTCAAGCTGAGATTATGGATTTTCAAAGCTTCCGGCGCTCTCTGTGCAACTTCTGTGCAACTCCTGATCTACTTTTTCCCAGAGCTGGTCTTCAAGTAATACGGGGTTTAATTCCCAGGCGGCTTCCAGCGCCGTCAGCATGTTTTCTCTCATCTTCTGCCTCTTCTCTCGGGGTAACCGTCATCCTCATCGTAATCGCCGGCGTATCTGCCCATCATGTCCCTTCCGCGTCTTGCGTAAGACATGCCGTCATGATGGTAACCGTCATCCTCTGCGTATCCTTCCATTGCGTCGATGGTCTTCAGGCTCTTTAATGTGTGGGCCATCTTGTCCAGGATCTCAAGTGAAGGGCCTGTCAGGTCCTTGCGTGAGATCTCGTCGATCTCGCGTTCTATTTTCTTCTCAAGTGCTGTATATTTTCCCATCCTGGCACCTCCTTAAGCTGTCGCCGGTGTCACCGGATTTGCTACTGTGTAAGCGGGTATCGGATAAGGAGCCACGCGGTTCACGATGTACTGTGTCTGTGCGGTGTTATCTGCAATAAGGGCAGCAGTCTGTGTAGCCTGTGAAGCTGCAAGGTTCTGCATGTTGATCTGTGTTCTTAAGTTGTCGTTCTCGCGCTTATATGCGTCGATTTCCTGCTGGCACATCTTGTCAAGGATTGCCTGTGTCTGGTTCTGGATTGCGAGCCTGGTTGCTGCGCCTTCTGCCTGCACAATGTTCTGTGTCTGTACTGTCGCGAGGCGGTTATCACAGCAGCATTGTGAAAGCTGGCTTGATAAGCCGGTCATTCCCTGGGTGACTGCTGTCTGTGCTGCAAAGCTGCGGTCTAAGCTTGCGATCTGGTTTCCGTAAAGCTGTGCAGCGATTGCGTTCTGTGCTCCGTTGATCGAAGCGTTTACGCCTGCGAAGCCTCCGCAGAGTGCTGTCTGTACGTCTCCGAAGCCGGACACGATGCCGTTCTGGATGCCGTTCACGGAACTGTTGAGCATCTGGTCCCTGAAACCGTCGTTTAAGTTCTGGCTATTGTTAAGCCAGGGGTAAAGTCCGAGGCCGCCGTCCATCATCGCCATACCTGCGCCGCCAAATCCGCCAAAGCCGCCCCATCCTCCGTTAAAACAGAGAAGTAAAAGGATAAGCCACCAGCCATCTCCTCCAAAGCCGCCAAAGCCTCCGCCCATTCCGCCGTAAGGTGCCACGGGCATCACCATGTTTGTCTGATCTGTTGTCATTGTGTTTTCCTCCTGTAAATTTTTTAAGGTTAGGGGCCGCCACTCCTTCTCTGACGGTCCGTATATATAAAGCTTTCCGCTTTATTTCATGAATTGCCTAAGCTGCGGGTTGTTCTTCATCCGCATCGCTCCGTTCAGCTGCTCCTGGGTGATCTGTCCGGAATCCAGCAGGTGCTGGACCATGTCCTGCGGGTTCTGTATGTTCTGCGGGATCTTGAATCGCTGCGAAATTATCGCCATCGGGTTCTGTCTCGCCTGCATGATCATATTTATAAAATTATTATTCATCGCCCAGCTCCCTTCTTAGCTTTTCGACCTCGTCTCTCAAGTGGTCTATTTCGCCACACAGTGCCTCATATTCGGCTTTTGTTACATAGTCTGGTAAAATCTCCGACCGTTGTCTCGGAGGGGCTGATTCTGCCCTTCTGGTGTCTTGTGCGTTCTCCTTCGTGAGCTTATACTTCTCAAAGATGGGCGTGTCAAACTGTCCGAAGCCCAGGGTTTTGGTGTAAATATAAGGCTGATTCTCGTCCCTGAAGGTCACGCTTGATCCGTGCTGCAAAGGGTAACCTCTCGCCTCTTCTTCGTTCTGTACGGTTATAAAGCCGCCATTCTGGACGGTCTGCTGCCCTTGGGTAACGTAACCGGAATGATTAGGATTGAAATATCCCGGATAATTAGGGTTATAAAATGCCATGCTCTTTCCTCCAGTACATGATCGGGACCTCGTCTCCGCTGTCCCATGTGTCGTAATAATCGCCGTCCTTTACTGCTACGACGTGGGAGCCGGTGCCAAGCACGAACGTCCCCGTCGGATGGTCATCGCAAAACTCCCGTATTGTGTAGCAGTCAGGACAGGTGTCGGGGATGCTCTTCCGTTTAAATCCAAAGTCTTTTAATGCTGCGCTCCATACCGCATCCGCGTTCGGGAGGTTCTTGATCCTGAATCCATAGTCCGTCAGAAGTTTATATGCTTCATTCCATGTCAGCCCGTTTGCTAAAGCTATCGCACGGACCGCACAATCGCCTATTAAGACGCCCTTTGGGTTCGGGTTGGTGTATTTGTAAGCCATGCGCGTTTTCCTCCCTTTATGGGCTTATTATGGCATAAAAAAAGAATCCTGACTTGCAGGATTCTTTTCAAGAAAATGTTATGAATTTGTGGTTTTTCTGCAGGTTATCTATAAATTTATTGTTGAAAACTCATCAAAGCCGCACCCATTGCTTTCCGGATAATCCTTTTTTTCGGGTGCATCCTGTTTCTCGTCCCAGTATTCCACGTCGTTGTCCGTAATTGCTGCGGTTACAAATGGCAGCTTTGAAATAAGCGTTACTCCGTCGCCGAACTTAAAACGGGGGATGTTGACCTCGTTGTCGGTCCTGTAATCCGTTACCGCATACCATTTATTTTTAACGGATACTTTGTCGGGCATCTCTGCCCATTCCTTGGTTGTGTGGCTCTCCGGTATCAGAGGGCAGTCGCTGCAAAAGTCATGACACATCCGTTTATACCTCCCAATTTAAAACCTTTGTAATTTTAGTACGCACGCGCCGCATTATAACTGATATTGTGCTTTCGGAAACGTTAAGCTCCAGGGATAGTTTTGTATTAGTCCAGTCCTTGGCTTTTAGATCGAAGCACTGGCGCTCGATCTCGGTAAAATTGCATTCTTTTCTGAACTTGTCAAGCTCCGGTTTTGTAAAGTCGCATATCTTCATGGGCTTTTCCTCTCCAGGTCCTCGATCCTATGGTTGGCCACCTTGATCTGCTCCTCAAGGACCGGCACCCTTTTTGCAAAGTTGTTATGCTCCCGGACTTCCCTGGTCAGCTCTGTGATCTTTGTATCCGTGACCGCCTGGGCCTGTTTAAGCTCTGCCTTGAAGTTTACCTGCTGCAGCTCCATCTGGTGCAGCATCTTGTCGTTGTTGCTCCGGTTTGTTATTATGACGGCAATAAGTGAGCCGCATGCGGTGATAAGTGTTCCTATAAGTCCCAGCCACTCCATCTTTAGCCCTCCCACTTGAATCCTAAAGCTTCGGCGGTCTTCTTGCCGACTATTCCGTCCACGGTCAGGTTCTCGTCGCTCTGGAAGTTTTTGACAGCCATCTCGGTCTTCTTCCCGAAGTATCCGTCCGCGGTCCCGCAGTTATAGTCCAGGCCGTTAAGCTTTATCTGCAGGAGCCCTACGTCGTCGCCGTGCATCATCGGGTTTTTATAATATAATTCTCTCTTAAGTGCCGGTTTTTCTTTGTCGCTCCAAAAGTCCGGTCTTGCTGCAAACTGCCAGCCTCTTTCCTTGATCCTGGTCTTTACTACGCCATAAGCGGTGCCCCTGGCTTCGATTGCCCACTCCTCGTCTATCGCATAGCCGATGTGCGTCTTGTTGCTTGCGGTGCCATGGAACAGGAAGTCTCCGCGCTTTACCTTAGAAATTTTTATTTTGTCCGGGATTGCGTTGTAGATGTCATTTGCCCGCATGTCGTACTTGAAAATATTGTGTATAAGGGCATAAGCCATGAAAAGGCCGGAGCAGTCATATTCCTCCAGGGTGTTTATGTCTACGCCTTCCCGAAGCTTTTTATTAAGCAAAGTTAAAATATTATTGACCAGGGCGATCTTGTTCTCCTCCCTGGCGCAAATCTTGGGCAGTACGTCCACGAACTTTCCGCCCTGGCCTCCCAGGACGTACATGTTCCCCAGCTTGCTTATTAAATAGTCTATAAAGTCATTTAAGTCCGCCATCCTGCTCCTCCTTAATTTCTTCTTCCTTTTCCTTCTTGCCCACCTGCGTCCCGAAATAAAACGAGATTACCATCGTAAAAATCGGCATGAACTGCTCCGTGGAAATCTTCCCGGCGAGTGACAAATAGCTAAATACGCCGGTTAATACAAATGTTACAATGCTTTTTACGTCTATAAGCTTTGCCAGTTTCTTCAGCATGTCGGTCCCTCCTTCACTTATATATTAAAAATAAAATCCTGTGAGCGATACGCTATTATTTCCTGCTGAACCGTATCTCGCCCAAACATAAAGAGTGATTGCTGCTGTTGTATAACCTCCATAAGTACAAGCTGCTTTTTCCCCTCCGGCCATTTTTCTGTAATCTTGTATACCTACGTCGGAGGTAGATAAATAAACCTCTTTGGGCTCGCTGCTATTATATTTTATAAATGCGCTTACAACAAAAGATTTATTTGCCGGAATGGTGTAGGATATTCCTGTATATGAAAGTGTGTTGGATGTTGCTATAGTTCCGCCTTCATTGATTATGGTCGGGCTTATAGGTGCATCAAGTGCCTTTTGCCAGTATGATGTATTTGTCGGAGCGGTTCCTGCTGGTACCGACTGCTTAGCAATATAAGTCCCATAATTATAATATACCGCATCCAGTACTTCGTATGCGGTGGAGCTGTCCCAGGTCCCTCTCATCCTGATTCCGACTTTTCCTAAATCTGTTGCCATGTCTTCTTCCTCCTTTAATTAAGCATTAAGTGTCCGTCACTGAGGCTGAATGTGATTGTCCCCTGTGGTGCGGCGTCATAGTATAAGTGTCCGTTACTTCCGTTATAATTAAATGTTCCGATTCCCATCGCGTTTACAAATTTTGTATAAAGTTCTGCTGAGCTTTGGGCGTCGCTGTCGGCTCTGTCTGCATACCACTTGGCATTGTTTGCGTGCTGCGGCTGCGATGTATCGACCGGCACTCCGTTCTTCGTTCCTACTGCCCACGCCTCGCTGTCCTCGCTGAAGTCCTGCAGGGTGGTCCAGATCTGCTCTATTGTGTCCGAGTAGCTGTTGGCATGCTCGTTTAAGCCGTCCAGGGTGTCCGCATCGACCGTATACATGAAGCTTGCCGTTGAGATTCTCTGTGTCGTGCTGTTTTTCAGCTTTATGTCGCAGATGCAATTTCCCGGGGTGTCCAGCTCGGTTCCCTGGATGGTGTAAGTGTATGTCGTGCCGGAAAGTGTCAGCGATGTGGATTCCACGGCTCCGGTCGGCTTTCTAAATACGATCTGCGGGGTGACTCCTGTCAGGTCAAAGTCCAGGATTTCGATCGCGATCTGGAATCCGAAGTCTCCCTGTTTAAATACGAGGTCGGTCTGTACGATTGACGCCTGGTTCATGCTGACCTGTACTTTGTATATTTGCGTCATTGTGTGCTCCTTTCCAGAAGTGCTTCAAGCTTGGCGATGCGTGCCTCCAAACTGTCCACCTTTTTCTGCATGTTTTGTATTACCTGGGTTTGAACGGAAATTATTTCCTCATACCTCAAATAATAAAGTCCGCTTTCCGGATCCTTTACCACGACCGCCATGTCCTGGCTGGTCATGCCTGCTTCGTGGATCGCGTCCATGACTTCTTGGGCGATGAATCCTGTATGTGTCCGGCCGCTTTCTCCGTCTTTATATTTAAACTGTACGGGGCGCAGGCACCGGAAGAATGCCAGGTGTTTTTCTTCAAGCTCCTTGATGTCTTCCTTTAAGCTTTTGTCCGAAGTGACCGCCGTCCCGTTCGCATATAAGTTCTGTCCGTATATGTTTTTATATTGCTTGCTGCTGGTTCCTAAACTTAAATAATTAGTTGTGCTCGGGATGAGGTTGTGGCTGCTGTCCCATGCCAGATTGTACTGAGAACCGTTTAATATTTTTCCGTTTAAGTCTCCGGTAAACGTCCCAGCGAATATCTCCTTTAATGCATAAGTCGAGCTGCCTAATTCGAAGGCGTTGTTTACTGACGGCAGGATCGTTGCTCCTGAAGCTGACGCGGTCATCGTCAGTGTCCTGGTATAAGTTCCGCTCTTTGCGGTCAGCTTGCTGATTTCGATTCCGGAGATGTCCAGCTTGGTGCCGTTTATATAAAATTCGTTTGCATATATCTTGCTGAACTGCTTTCCGGAAGCTCCCAGGTCGATGCTGTTTGTCGCTGAAGGCTGAAAAACTGAAGCTGAAGCCCAGCCCATTGTTGTTGTATTCGATCCATAGCATAAACTTCCAATAAATCTTGCAGCGTATACCTGTCCGAATCTATATGATGTTGAGCCAAGGTTCACTCCAGTATCCGAATCGGGCACTAAAGCATTAGAACTGTTCCAGCTAATCTGTCGTTCTGTACTGTTTCCACTCTTCCATTTGCCTCGAAACAGTCCCAGATAAGCCTCTTTAAATTTCTTGCTGCTGGTTCCAAGTGCGAAGGTATCGTCTGCGGATGGTGTCAGGGTTGCGGTGCTGCTTGCGTATGATAAAAGCAGGCTGTATGTGGTGCCGCCACTCACGACCAGGATCCCGTCTGCCCGGAGTCTTGCTCCGTTGTCATAAAATTCCTTGCTGTATATCTTGGCAAATTGTACGGAAGCCGAACCGATGTTGATGTCCTCGGTTGCTCCCGCCAGGAAGTTTGCCCCGGAAAGCGTCAGCGTGTGGCTTCCGTCCTCCAGCTTGTTTTTGTATGCTATCGGCAAAAGGCCCGCTGCTATGGTGTCCACATAGTCTATTGTCGCGTATTTCTCGACCGGTGTTGCGTCGGTGATCTTTCCCAGGATGATGTATGTCTTGCCCTGGGGCAGCAGCGCCACCTTGTCGTTTACTTCCGGGATGTATCCGTCTATATACTGATAGAGCTTTGTTGATGCTGCGCTGTCTCCGTACAGCTTCACCTGGGCTTTTCCTCCGCTTAAAGCGGTTACTGTGCCAAGTTTTACGACCACGACCTCTGTTTCGCCTCGTACGGCCTTTAGTTGGTCGATTACTGTATCAAACATCTAAATGCTCACCGCCTTCCTGCAGACGTGCCTCATCTTTCCTCCGATCGCCAGGTCCATCTCCCAGGCTGTCTCGATGAATCTCCCGGAAGCTCCGAGCGGTCCGTAATCCAAATAAAGGCAGTCGTTGTTTTCGTGGTTCGGCATGTTTAAGCTGTCAAATATTAGCTTCTGGTAAACCTTCTTTTCGGCCATTATCCTGGCCACGTATGCATCCAGGCTCGCCTGGTCTGCTATATCGGAAACCGAGGCCACGTCCACGATGGTCCTTCCTCTGCTTACGGTGGACAGTTTGCTGTTTGGATCCGTATTCGTTGCCGTGCTCTCCAGATATTGCCTCTCGGTGTTCTCCAAGTATCGGACTATTTTGTTCGGTGCTCCGAAAATGTCCAGCTCCTCTTCTCCGCCATAAAGAACGACCGACTCCTTGTCGGTGATGTAACTCGCATCCGTTCCTCTTACTTCCGGCAGGATGTACGGGTTCGACCTGATGAATCCGTGGGCATCTGCGTATAACGGCACGTAATTGATCGCCTGCAGCAGGTCGTTGCATGCCTGAAGCTTCGAAGTGCCCACGGCCCACTCCAGGACCGTCTGGGTTTCCTTGTCTGATTGCTCGAATGTATATTTTGTAATCCCTGCGGACTGCAGAATCGTTGCCACGGCTCCGGTGTAAGTGGTATTAGCCGCGACCGCGTATCTCGAAGTAAATTTATCGTCCGACAGGATCTGCATCTTGTCGTATCCGTCAATCGTTCTTTGTACGGATCCGGACTGCTCCTTCCTCGTCGGGGAACTCATGAGGAATATCCCCAGCGGGTATTGTAGGAAGGTGTCGCCCATCTTTAGTCTCATGTAAGGTCTTATTCTGTCCGAGGCATAATCGATCTCGCTGTCGTTCTGAGTGACGAGCTGGATGGTCCTTTGTATATCCGCTTCGGCGTTGTTGTAAATCCTGCAGGACGACGCCTGGATCTCTCCGATCGTGTTGTCGTTCTTGTCCAGGAGCTCGTATCCGTAAGACACGGTTCTATTTGTCCGAAGCGCAGCCATGACCTGCGCCTCGGTAAATCCTGCTTGTGCCAGATTATACATTAATAACCACCTCTTTCTTGGCTATCCGTATAAATTCAATGCTTGCGATGTATCCTTCCTTCATGAATCTTGCGAAGCTCAGCCTTCTTATGGCCACCGGGAATGCTCGCTGTGAGTAATCCCTGTAATAAATATAATCCTCTTTTGCGATGTCGGTCACTTCTGCCTTCTGTTTTTCGGTTACAAAAAGGGAAGTTGAAAAAATGACCTCATCCGTCTCGTTGTGCTCCACGATGGCGTATTGTCTGCCCGGGCATTTATATGTCGCCATCTCCCTGGCTGTCTCCTCCGTGTACGGGAAGAACTCTTCCTCTGATTTATCCAGGAAAATGTCAAGCTCTGCGGTCTGCAGTGCTACTTTCTCGGAATTGCACCGGAAGTGCGCCACGTCTGAGTCTGTATATCCTGCGGACGCGTAAGCCCTGACTTTGTAGCTGTAAGCCGTGTTAAATTTGGGCGTCTTGTCGATGAATGTGTCGTTATCAAGTAAGCCGATTATTATATAATTTTGGTCGATGTCCTCAGATCTCATTACTACATATTGCACGCCGTCGGTTTTGTCAACTTTTATTCTGGCATTTTCTCCGTCGCCGTATAAAGTCATCGTCGGCTTTGTCGGTCCTGCTGCCGTGATGCTAAATACTTTATAAGCCCAGTCTGACGAAAGTCCGGAACTGTTACGGTATCGGATGCCGACCGTGTATGTGCCCTTTAATAGCATGTTCGGGGTGTAGCTTGTGGAACTGCTGGCCACTGTCTCGTTGATCAGGAGCTTCCCTTCTGAATCCTTCAGGGTTATGTCATAAGAGTTCTGGTCCGAAGCTTGCCAGGTGATTTCTGTCAGGGCTTTGTTTGCCGGTGTGTTTATGACCGGCACTCCGGGCTTTCCTATAACTGAGAACTCTGCAATGCTTGAATAATCGGAAGTTTCGCCCACGTCGTTTGTGCCTTTTATTCTCCAAACATAAGCGCCTTGGGGAAGTCCACCCACAAGGGTGTATGAATGCGCCGTCTGTGTCAAGCTCACCACGGTATAGTTTGCCGCCGATGCCTCTTTATATTCAAGCTGCACGGCTGCCTGGATCGCCTGGGTGCTGCTATTCCATGCCCAGCTGAATAATAAGTCCGTGTTCTCGTTCACGTATGTGCTTACGGGGTAAGCCGGGGACGGGGGAGCCTGTGCGATGTCTTCATAATCTATGGTCAATGTTGCAGGGTATCCTGAGCCGATTCCTGCTATTTCTCCGTAAAGATTATTACTCGGTGATGTATAACCGGGGAATCCTGCAAGTATTACAGAAAAATAAGCAAAATTATATTGATTATTGTATAGTGATGTCACGTCAAAAGTCCGCCATCCCGGGTATGATCCACCGACGGGTGCGAACGATTCAACAGTTATAAACTCGCCCTTTTCTCCGTAATTATCGACCGTGCTTCCGGTCAGCTGTGATAAAGCTGTCCCGTCTGCAATATAGGGCGCGATGCTCATTCCTTTTGCTACTTCTCCCGGCAGGCTTGTCCATCGTGAGTACACCTGAAGCGTGGCTTTATTTATTTTTTTATATTTTAATGTGTTGGGGATTGCGAACTGCAAAACCGCTTTAAAATCTCCGTATCCACTCGTTGATGCTCTACAAATCCGAAGCCAAGAAGCGGAGCTGTGGTTCACGCTATCGCCGGAAAAATACCAGGTCCCGACTGACATTGTAATTGTAGTAGTCGCCATTTAAATCCTCCTTGTGGCCATCTGCATCTGGTTGGCCATGTCCACTACTCTGTTAAAATCTGTCACGTTCTTTGCGTCTATGGTTATATAATAATTGTTTGTCGCGTTGCTGATCTGGCTGGCTCTTTCGTTCGGTATGATCCGGGAACCTCTCGGAAGCTCTACAAGCTCCGGGCCTTCCTCGCCCACCCAGGTGCGGCCTCCCTTCCAGTGGTCGGTTCCTGATGCGTTTCTTCCGACTGCATTGGCTGCGGATGTCATATTGGTTACTTCTTTAGTTATATTTCCGACCGAAGTCTCGACCTTTGTGAGGTTCTTTTCTGCGTCCTCTGTTTTTCCTACAAGCTGCGAAATTAAATAAACTAAAAGTCCGATAGCGACAACCATGCCCATGATTACTGCTATGCTTTTTAATGTCGCCGCATTGAATACCGTCTGCACGCCGGTCTGTGCTGCCATGACTGTGGTAACTGCTCCGATTGCCGTAGCTATTTTATAAATCAATGTTACTATTCCGAGGCCTGCGCCTATTATTGCCACGGTCTTTATATCTATTTTGGTCAGGAAGTCAGCCAGGTTCTCTAATATAGGCATTATTGCCTCGCCTAAAACTTGCTTGAGCCTGTCCATGATAGCCTTCAATCTTGCGAGCGTGTCTCCGAACTTGACATTTTTTTCGATTTCTTCCTCGGACATTACAAGGTTGTATCTTTCCGCTTCGTCTCCATATTCCTTTAAAGCCTGGCTTCCTGCTTCTATTAACGGATTGAGGTCTTTTGCGCTCTTCCCGAAGAGTTCCATGGCCAGGGCGTCACGCTCGGTCTGGTTCTTTACGCCTTTTAATTTGTCTATTATCTCATAAAATAAAGCGTTGGCGTCTTTTAACTGTCCGTTGTTATCTGTTACTCTAACATGAAGCTTACGGAATGCCTCTGTCATTTCCTTGGAGCCATTCCTTGCTTTATCCATGTTGGATTCCAACTTGGTGATGGAACTTGCCATCGTATCAAAGGATACATCCACAAACTCTGAAGCATACTGTAAGCGCTGGATCTCTGTGGTCGTCATCCCTGTCTGGGATGCTAATGTTTGTAGGTCGTCAGCTGTTTTTGCGGTGTCTACTGCAAACTTTGATAAGGCTCCGAGTGCTGCAGTTGCTCCTATTGCAAACTCTTTTATTGTATCGTTCAGCTTTTTGTTAGCTCCGTCCAGGTCTACGGTCTTGTTGTATGTTTCTTTTAACGCCCCGTTTAACTGTTCGAGCTTTGTTCTTTCCTGCAGGAGCTTCTTGTCCAACTCGTCAATTTCTTTTTGCGATGCTTTGTTTGAAGACATCGCGGCGTCGTAAGCGTCTTTTGCTTCTTCAACTTTTTTATTCTGTAAAGCGATCTTTTGTGTCAGATAATCTTGTTTTATTCCGAGCTGGTCTGCTTCATTGCCGTAGTTTTTGGCTTCTTCCTGTGCCCTTTTAAACTCTGCATCCAGAAGGCCCATTTTTCTGTTGATCTCTGTTATTCCGCCCGAAAACTGGCTATAATCCAGCCCCAGGTATATTGTCCTTTTATTATTGGCCATAATAGCTTAAAACCTCCTTGATGCTTCGCGCAGTCCTGGCTGGCTCTGCCATCCTTTTCCCGGATAGTGCCGCCGCCTTCGCCTGTTGTTCTTTGCTCCACTTTTCTACGAAATAGACAACCTTTTGCAAAGTGGAACTAAAAAAACTTTCTTCGCTCAAGCCGAGCTTGACCGTGTAAAAATAATAAAGCGAATCGAAGTCTATTTCTTCGACTCCAGAATCTGCGCTATAATTTTTTTTGTGTTTTCGTCGCTCCCTGTTGCTCCGACCGACTCTTCAAATGTTTTTACGACCTCCAGGATCGTGTCTATACTCATGCCCGCGGTTATTCCCCGAGCCTTGTTTTCGTCGAAATTGTCATTTATGCCCTTGCCTGCTGCATAAATGATCGCCGCAGCCATTTCTGCGACTCCTTTTTTCATAAATCCGGTGATCCCGCCGTCCATCTCCTGAATATTCACTAAACATCTTACGTCAAAACGGAGGAGAATTGCTTCCCCTCCGTCGAATTGTAATTCTATTTCGGGAGCGGCTTTGCAAGTCATTACTTTTTTAGCCATGTCTTTTCTCCTTAGATATCGGGTGCGCTTGCGAATGCGGTCTGTGCTGCAGCATCGAATGTCACGTCATCGGTGTCGGCTCTCATAATGACTGTCTTGTCCTTGTTTCGTCTTATAAAGTTCATTGTGAGGGTTTCGGTCGAATAAGTAATATTGTCCTCGCGCTGCTGTACGCTCTGGCCCAGGGGCTGGCATTTACCAACTAAAAGCCAGGTTGCTTCGTATCCGCCGTCGTCGTGCTCTGCTTCAAAGTAGATCGCAACAGGACCGGGCTTGTCTGTGGTCTTGTGTGAAATGACGCCCTTTGCTGACTTTGTTGCTCCGGTAAGTGCTACGATGTCGGCACTTGTCAGCTTGTCGATTGCCAGCTGAAGTGTTGCGCCGGTAATAAGTGAAACTTCGCTTACCTTCTCACCGTCTCCGTATAAAGCGCCGGACGATGTTGTGAACTGGATGTCGATGCTTCTAAGTGTGGGCATTGCGACGGGGGTTCCGATCGTGTATGAACTGGAGGTGTCTGCGGTTACGCTGGCACGCTTGCAGTTCCTAACGTTTACTTTAAATCCCATGTTGAAACTCCTTTCATTGGTTTGTTTCGTTTACATATAGCTTTCCGGCCTGCAGGCTGAATGTGTCCGTGCCTCCGAGCGAGGTGTA